TCATCATGCATAGCTTTTACCATAGCTGCTACAGTACCGAAACCTGTCATATATTTTCCTGCACCTTCAGATACACCAAGAATTACAGGGGATTTTAATTCTTCTGCAGTTAATAAAATTGATTTAGTCCATTCTAAGTTGTTGATGTTAAATTGACCAACAGCATAGTGACCTGCTTTTGCTTTATCAAGCATTTCCCGGACGGTTTTCCGGTAGGCTTCCACGCCTTTCTCCGTCATAAACTCGCCCTTAACGTACTTTGTCTTTGTTCCGACTACGATGCCGGTGTTCGCCGCCGGGTCGTACTCCAGCAGCCCGCTATACGGGTTAACATACAGCCCCGGCACAAAGTGCCGATCCATTCGGTGCCCGTCGTTGACATAGCTGGCATACTGCTGGTTGTTGCGTAGGACATTGCGGTAGGTCATACCACTGCGCTGCGGGTTGATGTCTGTATCCGTTGCCCAGTGCTGTTTGAGTGCGCCGGTCAAAGTGTTGGTGCCGCTATACGCAGAACCACGCCCGGTGCCGGCCTTTGGCGGGGTTGCGTCCGCTGCCGCCTGTACGGCTGCCTGCGTGCCCGCTCTTGCCGCTTCCTCCATAATCCTTGGGAGGTCGGCCTGCAGCTTCTTGAGCTCCTGGATGCGCTGCTGTAAGGTCACGGTATGGCTCATTTCACCCGCTCCTCCTGCAGCAGCCGGATCTCCTGATGAGCAAGGCCGGGGATGATGGCCCCGAACGGCTCATAGTACAGCGTCGGGTCTCCCGCAAAGGCCCGGATCGTCGGCCCCGGCTTGCCGATGCGCTTGCCCCGGTGGATCATCAGCTCATCGCCTGCCCGCACATCTACAGACACATCACAGGCCAGCTTGTCCTGCTGCTGGACGTTTGCGGCAGTCTGGGTCATATTGACCGCCTTGCTGTCGCTCTGGTAGATGCGGCAGGGGATATCCGCTGCCACCTGCTCCCGCTCGTGGCGGGTCAGTGCGCCGTCCTGCACCTCAGTCACCCGGTAGATGTCCATCAGGTCGGTGTACCAGTCTTTCCACTGCATTTCACCGCCCCCTTACAGCACCAGCGTGCCGGCCATCCCGATGAGCTTCGCCCGGTTGGCGAGCATCTGCCCGTAGGTGGTCGAGTTGAGGTCGCCCCAGTCCGCTGTGCCCTCGGTGATGGCCGAGGTGTCATAGGTCACGGACGAATCGCCCAGCGTGGCGGACTTTACCGGCCCGACTACTGCGCCAGCCGCCGCGGCCTGCTCCGGCGTTTCATTGCTCGCCGCAAAGCTGCGCAGCATCAGCGTCGCATAGTGGGCGACATACAGGCCGACGGCCAGCCGCCAGCTGTCCAGCCATTTGTCCGGCTGGATGGAGGCGTTCGCCATCTTGACGATCTCCTCCAAGAGGGGAAGCGAGCCGAGAAAGTACCCCTCAGAGTTAAAAAACTGCGGGTAGTCCTCCCGGAACTGCTCGACGGTGTAGTTTCCCACACCGTGCCCGATATTGGCCGCAGCGGCCTTTACGCCGTAAAACCGCGGCTTGCCCCAGTACCACATACCCGCCGCCTCCTTACTCCTCGGTGGTCTCCTTGCCTCTGCGTACTCGTGTCTTTTTCTCCGCTGCCGCCTGGGTCTCCCGGTCGGTCTTACCGGTGACGACAATCTTGCCGTCAGCCACCAGCTCCCGGAAGTAGGGCAGCTCTCCCACCCAGTCCGGGACGCTCTCCAATCCGTCCCGTCTGAGATGCACCACGGTGCTGCCGTCCGGCGCCGTGATGTCGATGTTTCGCTTGGATAGTACCAGCATTTATTTAGACCTCCTAATTAGATGCCGTCCACATACCGAATCGAGGTTGGATAGAAGATCTGCACCTCGGAGAGGTTGGCCATGTAGGCGGTGTCGTAGCACACGCTGGTCACGACCGGCGCGCTCATGATCCGGCTCAGCGGCACCAGCTCGTCCATCTTGGCAAATCTCCGGTCGTTGTTGTACACGACCATCCGGTCTTTGCTGCCAGTGCCAGCGCCCTTGCACCACGCGGTCGGCCCGATGAACAGATCGCCGCCGGCCTTGGTAGCTGCGTTGTTCTTCATCAGGAAGTCGTAGATGGTCTCGGTGGCGAGGTCGGTGACCATAGTGGTCATGATGTACAGGTACTGCTCATACGGGATCAGGATGTGGTTGGGGATTGCGGTCGGGTCGTTGGCGTTGGCGCTCCAGCCAGCGGCCAGCGCGTCGTTTACATCCTTGAGGAGCTCCTGCGGGGTCTTGGTAGCCCAGGTGGCGGTACCGGCTGCGCCATTGGCAGCAGTGGTCTCTACGGCGTCGGGATTGTTGACCAGACCGGTGGTGCCGTACTCGGTGATGCCAACATAGGCATTGGCGTCCATGTGCTTGTCGTAGGCCATACGCACGCCGTCCTGCAGCAGGTTGTCCAGGCTGCGCCCGATGAAGTTGGCGCGCTGCATATCCTGCCACATCACGCGCAGGGCAGCGGCGAAGGTGTGGGCCTTGTATACGCCCTTATCTACGCTCGCCTGCACGATCGGGAGCCCATTGGAGCCGCCCGCAGTCACGGGGGAATTAACAGCACCGCCGGTGATGCCGTAAGCCACGGACATAGCAGATACATAGTCAACCCAGCCGCCTCCTGTCTCGATCACGATGTCTCGGGGATAGGTGAAGTTGCTCAGGGGCTTGCGGATATTCGGGTCTCTCTTCTCCAGCTCGGAGATCAGGAAGGCGTTGCCGGACGCGATGCCGGCAGCGTCCATCACAGGCACGCCGCCCGCAGGGGCGCTGGTAGCGGACTTGCCGCCGAAAACGCCGGCGTTAAAGGTGCCTACATTCTGAAAAGCGCTCATTGTCGTTCCTCCTTATCGTCGTTAAGCGTTGAGCTTGGTCAGGATGACCAGCTCGGCGATGCCGTTGGCGTCCGCTGCGCCGCCCCACTGGCAGTTGGTCAGCGCCACGGTGTCACCGCTCTCGTTAGTTGCTGTGAAGCAGCCGACCGGCTCAGTGGTGTAGGTATCGCTGGTAGCAGTGCGGACATAGACAGTCCCACCCAGTGCGGGAGTGCCGTATGCCCTGACATTGATGCTGCCGCGCTGGAAGACGCTCACCGGCTCGCCGGGGGCGTACTGGCCCTCCTGCTGGGTGAGGTAGGTCAGCGCAGTCTTGATCTCAGCGCCCGCTACGCCTGCAAAGGCAGCGGCGGTAAAGCCGGCGCCGGCGGCTACTACCGCAGGCTTGGTGGCGTCATACACCAGCGGTGCGCCAAACGGGATTGCAGTCTCGCCGCCTGCCGGGCGGGTCTCCACGATCATATCGGGCTGCCGGGCATAGCTGCCGGCGAAGCCGTGGGGCATCTCCTTGCCGATAATCTGGGGATTCAGTCCCATAGTGTGATCACTCCTTTATGAGTTTGCCAGCATCCCCGCAGTGCGGAGAGCGGCCAAAAGGTTGTTGAAATCTTCCATTGTCGGGGCAGTAGTCAGGTCAGTAATCGCTGCCATCTGGAGCACGCCTCCTCTTGCGGATGTGGTAGCATCCGGAAGCGTGTAGCTCGGACCCGCTGGGCCTTGTGGGCCTTGTGGGCCTTCTGGTCCCTGCTCGCCCTGGGGGCCTTGCGCACCAGGAGCACCGTCTGCGCCGGCTGGGCCTTGCGGGCCGATCTCTCCGGTGTCACCTTTGGGTCCTGCGGGGCCCTTGATGTTAACGCCCGCCACAGGCGGCATTCCCGATTTGCTGGCCGTCCAGGTCAGCTCCCCGTCCTCACTGACGGCAGGCTGATAATATCCGCCGTCCTCTCCGGAAGACCCGGAAGCCACAGGCACAGGGCCTACATAGGCGATGCGCAGCTCAGCCACGCCGTTGCCGTCTGCCGGGCCGCCCCACTGGGCATTGAGCAGCGCTACGGTGTTGGTGCCGTCCGCCTCCGCCTCGAAGCCGCCCACTGTGTAGTTGCCGGATGCGGCAACGCGGACATAGACAGTCCCATCTATGGCAGGTGTGCCTTTCTGGCACTTGACATTGATACAGCCACGCTGGAAAACGGAGACCGGCTCGCCCGGGGCGTACTGCCCGATGCTTTGACGGAGAAACTCCGTCTGGCTTTTGACCTCCGTCCCGGCTACACCGATGAACTGGCCGGCGGTATTGCCGGCGCCCATCGGCACGACTGCACCGTCTGCCCCACGCACAAGAGGCGTACCGAACGGGATCGCAGCGTCACCACCGAGAGGGGCGGTGTTGACGATCATGTCCGGCTGTCTGGCATAGCTCCCGGCAAAACCGTGGGACATTTCCTTCCCGACCACCTGGGGGCTCAGTCCAGCCATTTACTTCTCCTCCTTCTTGCTATGAGGGTTCCGGGCAGCATAGGCGGATTCAGCCTCCGCGCAAGCCTGCTCGTAGGTGGTCTTGGAGGTCTGCTTGGCATTGGCCCGGGCGCTGTCGGTAGCAGCGGTGGCGATCTGCGACATCTTGTCCTCGCCCTTGATGGCGGACAGCAGCGCGTCGGTCACCTTGGCGCGGGTGGTCTTGTCCTCGATGGCGGCCACTGCCGGGCGCACCTTTCGGAGCAGCTCCACGGCTGCATCCTTGGTGGCACTGTCCATCGCATCCTCAGTCTCTTCCACCGGGATGGTCAGCGACTTCTTCTCACCCTCGCCGGACAGCTTGGCGATCATCTCGTCCAGGTCTGTCTCGTCGTGGAGGCGGTGCTCGCCTCTGCCACCTCTGGCCCTGGCCTCCAGCATCTCAAGGATGCGGTCGAGCTTGCTGCCGATGTCATCACCCTTGGGGGCCTCGATCTCCTCTGCGTCCTGCGCTTTGCAAGCGGGGTCTGCATCTTCGGTCGGGGCCGCCTCGGTGGAGCTGCCCTCATCTGCGGGGTCTGCATCCTGCGCCTTGTCGGCGGGTGCTGCATCCAGCGCAGAGACAGTCAGGTTGGTGATCTGCTCCATCTCTTCGGGCGTCGCGTCCTTTGCCGCCATTCCAAAGGCGTCCAGGACGGCTCTTGCGAACTTGTTCATTGCGTTCCTGCCTTTCTCCGCCGGTTCGGCGGCATCATGTATTGCAACACTGGCCCCCGCCCGCCCTCGCGGGACAACGGCCAAATGATTGCCGACAATGTTGGTCTGCTTGTATCCGTCGCGGTATGGCTCAAACCTGCAGTTATACCCGCAGGACACCTCCCGCATGATGCCGTTTTCCACATCCGATACAAGCGTCGGGTCTTTGATGATGAGGTCGGCGACGGTGTTCTCGCCCTCCCGGCGCACATTTTCGATGTGTCCTTTGGAGTATGCGGCCTGATTGACCGCTGAGAGCATCTCCGCCGGGTGCCCGTTGGTGATGTCCTTGCCCTCAAAGCTGGCAAGCGCCGCCGGGGCAAAGACATCCTCCGGCAGCCGGTATACTGTGATGGGCCGGTCGGGGTCTCCCTCGACGCCCAGCTCCCCGGCGGAGTAGGTCTGCGTGCCGGTGCGGTTGATGGGCACATCCCGGCAGATGAGATAGCCTTCCGGTGTCTTGTCGATATGCTCGCTGATGGACGAACCGTAGTAGATCATCACTCCACCCCCGGTACAAGCTCTTCCTGGTCTGCGCTCTCGCCCGCTACCGCTTCCAGCAGCAGGTCTGAAATCACTGCAATATGATCCAGTTCGTCAGCCATAACTTCTAAGAGCTTTGGAATTGCGCCATTTGGCGCAAGAGCCATAGTCGCCAAATAAAGCCTTACTGTTTCGTTTTCACCTGCGAGCGATCTTTCCAATAGATTTACATATTTCTGCTGATAATCCATAAAAATCACCTCAAAGCGAAAAGAGCGCAGCTATCGATATTACTCGACAGCCACGCTCGGCTCTTCCATCTCACCGTTTAGAGATGGGACTACCTATTTTCTTCTATATTCTCCAAAATATTTTTCTTCTGCTTGCTTCCTTTTGTTTACGGCTTCTTCATAGTCCGAAAAGTACCCGAGATGCTTAGTTTCTCCGTTTATCGTAATAGACACTTGATATTTTTTGTATCTGTCATACCAGAAAACCCCTGCACATCCCGTTTTGTTTCGCTTATCCAACCCCTTGTTGTATCTATTCGCTTGTGCTTTAATTACCCGCAAGTTGGTTTTTCTGTTGTCTGCGCGGTTCCCATTTTACCGGTAATATCTATAAACCTACCCATTTGGCTTCACCTCTTCGCGCTTGATATGAATTATTTTAACCCCATCTTTCACCGGAATCAACTCCGCCCGGTCTCCCTTGCGGAGCACCGCCTCGATGGCTTCAATCTGCTTCGGCGTCAGCACGGCCTGCCTCCCTGTATAGCTTCATCCATTCCTTGTATTTCTCGTCGTCCGCCCTCTTGTGCTTCTGGAAGGTGGCAAAGGTCTTCGGGCACTTATCTCCCAGCGTGATGCGGTATCGCTCCCACTGGCGGTAGTCCTGCAACCACTTCGCCCGGCCTTCCTCTTTTCGTCGGTATGCGTCGATCTGCTTCTGTGTTCGCGGGTCGATGCTCGGCGGATTCGTCCGGAAGCTGGAAAACTTCTTGATCTTCTCGATCTCCTCTTTGCTCCGTCCGGCAGGTGTCCACGGCAGTAATACATGTAGACAATTATGAGTAATTATGTTATTATATGTATAGAATCCGTATCCGGTTTGCAAATTATAAACTTTCCCACTATACATGGAGGTGCTCACATGAGAAAGCTCACTTATGACAAGGATGTTTTGACGAAAGAGGCGCTGCAATCCCTTCGCGGCCAAGGGGTCACTTATGCGAAGATGGCGGAACATTTCGGCGTAACTGAATACACTATCAAGCGTGCCATGATCGATTGTGGCCTTCTTCCTCCAAGAACCAGAAAAAAGTTTCTCGACGTAGCCCCCGAATATGTAGAAGCCAGAGCCGAAGAGTTCCAGAAGTTTTTGTCCTTGCATAGCCAAGGCCTTACCTATTCGCAAATTGCAGCTGAGTGTGGATGCTCCATTTCTTACGTTGGAAGGCTGTTCACCCTGAACGGATATAAGTTTGACAGCACCTACAAAACCGAAGCGGCGCACAACGCTGTACGCGGAATGACGCGATCGCTTGAGGATCTTGAAAAGCGTGCTATCGGAAAGGAATTGAGACCGCCCAAGATGAGCCGGTGGGAATCCTGGTTTGCCGATTGGCTTACTTCTCAAGAAATCGAATTTACTTTCAACAAAGCGTTTGGAAAGTACAATTTTGACTTTGCTATTGGGGATACCGTCGCCGTGGAATTGTACGGAGGAGCCTTCCACTCCGATGGTCGCGCCGCCGCTCGTCTGAACGATAGAATGACCTATATTCTCAACCAGGGTTGGAATGTTTATATTATCTGGTGCCTCTCCAATGAAACTTCCATATTCCCCGGTTGTCTCGATGATTTTTTGGCCTTCTTTAAGCATTCCAGCAGCAACGAAGCCTTCCGTGGTAAGTATCGGGTGATTTGGAGTGACGGTGATCCGGTTTCCTTTGGAGGTTACGAGAGTGACTACCGGTCCGTTGTATTCCCTGCACGAATGCGCCATGACGCCCTCCGCAAGTACCGTACCACCGGGAACTAAACAATTTGGGTGAATATTCAAATAGCTGTTTGCCAGATTATCCGGCCCGGCCGGATCCACCTTGCCAAAGGCTGCCGCCAGCGGTGGAAAGTCCGGGTCAGTCCCGCTCTTGGAGTACACCCGCCCTTCCAGCGGCGCGCAGATGGCACAAGTGCTGCCGTGGCTGGAGATCTGGTACAGGTCTTGCTCCGGGTCGGCGGTCAGCACCGAGAGCACCTCAGCCTGCCGGGAGGTAGTTCGGCAGACCATCGCGCCGTAGGTGTGCAGGCTCCAGCGCCGCCCTGCCTTGTCTACAAAGGCCGTGATGCCCTCGCGCCGTAAGGTCTCCACAAACTCCGGCAGAGCCCTGTATGCGCCGCGTCCTGTGGTCTCCTGCATCGCTACAGTTTCAAGACCCGCCCGGCGGAAGATGTCAGACTGCGTGCGCCCGATCAGCGCATTTTGCAGCGTTTGCATTACGGTGGCGCTCGCCTCGCTGATCTCCCCGAGCAGGTTTTGCGTGAGCTTTTGCACCACATCGTTCTGCTCGGATGTTAGCACCGCTGCGTTGCGGTACCCGGCGATGTGCTTCTCCACTGTCTCGCCCTCGATGCGCCGGGCCTCCGGCACCCGCACATAAAATTCCCGCTCGATCATCTTCGGGACATACTCCCAGCAGTCGCTGTCCAGCTTGGTCAGGATCGCCTGTACCCGGTCGAGCGCGGCCACGGCGTGGTAGTCCACATTGCCCTGCGCACGCAGTCTGCCGATCTCATTGATGATCGCTGTCTCAGCCCGGAGAAAAAGCTCGATCAGCTTTTCCAGCTCTTCTTTACTTGTCGCCCGTTCAAGCGTCGGCATTGCCGCTCTCCTCCGCTGTCAGGATGTCGCTGCCATAGCTCAACCCAGTGAGAGGGTCTCGCAGCGCCGTGGCGTCCTGGTAGGTCTTCCCGGCGTTGGCCGCGATCTCCTCGTCGGTCAGGCTGCCATACAGCCCAGTCTCGTCCTCGAGCTTCTTGAGCTCCTTTTGTGCGGTATCCACATTGAGCAGCCCGGCCTGGTAGGCGGTGACCAGCGTCTCGGTCTTGGCCTTGCCAATCTCCGCCACCTCCTTCGCCGTGGGCGTCCAGAGCGGTGGGAAGGCGATCTCGATGTCCTCGGGCACATATCCCCACGCACTCATCGCCAGCACCGGCAGCAGCTTTTGCAGTGCCGGGCGGAGCTTCGCCTCCCGCTGGCTGTCCACATAGTCGTAGTAGTTTTTCAGGTCGCTCTCGCCGGTCGCGTTCATTCCCGCCGGGGAGCGCCCGAAGAGCTTAGTCATCGGGTAGTGGCTCGCCCCGCAAAGATTGAGGCACATGCTCTCGTACACATCCGCCAGCCCTGTGAAGGTGTACTGTGTGTTTGTCAGCTTGGTGCCCTCCTCCACAAGCTGGGTACCGAAGTTAGACCGGAGAACACTCTGCGCCTGCATCGTCTGCCAGAAACGCCGCTGCGCATCTCCAGAGCCGATGCTGAAAAGCTGCTGCAGCCCTTTAACCTCCATTGTGTTGACGTTGGCCTGGAAGGTTAAAGCCGCCATATTGGCGCTTACATTGTCGTGGGCTACGACCTCTTTGTACAGGGCCTCGATCTCGCTCTCGCCCCAGTACAGCTCTGCCTGCCGCTCGATGCGGGGCAGGTCACGCCCGGTGAAGCGCACCACCCGGGAGTGGTGGACGGTCGCCACGGTATGCCCGCGCCCGTCTACGATGGAATAGCTCTCCGGCACCTCTTCGCCGCCGTCAAACACCAACCCAAGGTTGGGCGAGACGCCCTGCCAGCGGTCGAGGATGTACAGGCCCTTAAAGCTGCCCGGATATACCATCTCAAGATCGAGCGGCTCCGCAAGATCGTCCTGACCGTCTATCATAATCAGGCCGGCGGCTCCGCCATACAAGCGGCCCCATCGCAGGCCCTCGTTGACCCTGGACTGCAGCCGGGTCTTACGCTCCTGCCGGTCATACTCGGCCTGCATCTCCGGTGTGATGTCGCCCTGCAGCTTGTACCACTCCCGCAGCATATCGTCCACCATAAGGCCGACCACATTCTGCACCACCCAGTTGTCCCGGTATAGGGAGTTGAGCAGCGCGTAGTTGTCCGTCATCCGGGTCAGCGGGTATTCGGTCGCTTCCAGCGGCGACTGGCTGCCCCAGCCCAGCCGGAACAGCGGATTGGAGAAGGCGTCAGTCACCGGCACGGCGCTCTGCTGCACCTGCACCGGCCCTTTCGGCTTGCTCTTATTGCGTCTGGACACTTACTCAAACCTCCAATCCGATAGATAGTTGACAAAATAGCGTAGGGCGTCCGGCCCGTGGTCTTGCTGCTTGACCGGCTTTTCTTCGCCACGGATCGCGGCTTTGTCATCCCACATGTATGTCCCGAGCTCATCGATCAGCCCGGTGCACCGCTCATTGATCTTGAGCACCCGGCGCTGGAAAAGCACGCTGGTCTTGCGGATGCCGTCCAGTACATCGTTGTCCGCCTCCTGGACATATACGCCCCGCTGCCGCAGAGCCACGATAAAGGACGCCGCCGACGGGTCCACCAGCACGGTTGCCGGCCGGTCCCCCATAAATCGCAGGAAGTCATCGGCGTACTCTTCATCGGTCTTTTGCCGGTGCTCCTTGCGGCTATCCCATCGGTACTCTCGATCGACGCGGACTTCTTCGCCGTTGTCATAGATATCGAGGAACACGCAGGGGTTCGTGGTGCCATAGTCGCAGGCAATGTATCGCTCATGCGAGTACGGCAGGCTCGAGATCTCTTTGCGGTAGGTGTTTTCGGTCAGGTCGAACATGTCGTAGATCAGGCCCTCGCTCATCACCCACAGGCCGAGAATGTACCGCTGGTAAAATACCCCACTATACATAGTCCGGAACCGCTCTCTGGTCTTTTCGTCCAGGCTGGGGTTATCATCCATCAGGAAATGGAGATGCAGCGCGTTCTTCTCCGGCGCTTTCAGGATCCACTCCTGTCGGAACCAGTGGAGGGGGTTCTCCGGGTTGCAGTTAAACCACATCTTTGCCCCGCTCACTGAGCACCGGGCCAGCGCCTGTTCCACAAAGCTGCGCGGCATCAGCGCCACCTCGTCCAGCAGCACCCCTGCCAGCGTCACGCCCTGGATCAGCATGTAGCTGCTCTCGTCCTTACCGCCAAACAGATAGAACCGATTTACCCGGTTTCCCCGGCGGGCCGTTATCATGTGCGCGCTCCGGTTATATCGGATGTCGAAATTACGACGCAAGTAAACGATAGACAGTAGCGGTGTGACGATGTTGCGCTCCACCGCGCCCACGCTCTTGCCGCAAAAGGCAAAATTCCGTCCGTCGAAATTGCCCATCGCCCACAGGAAGAAGGACAGCCCCATGCACAGGGTCTTTCCGCTGCGTACCGCTCCGTCGCAGATAACCGCGTCGCAGCCGGCATAGGGACTATTCCTGCACCACCAGGAAAGGGCCTGCAGCTGCCGGATAGAAAACTCCTGGAACTTCAAGCCTCATCCTCCCCAGCCCGCTTTTGCAGCAGCTTGGCGCTGTTTTCCAGCGCCTCATAAAACGGGAGAGTATCCGTTTGTCCCTGATCTGTAATTTCTTCCAGCTTTTCCAGCGCCTTCAGCCGGTCAAAGAATTTGATTTCCATGGTGGTGGTAGTGATTTGATTTTCCCTCATCATGAGAATGAAATTGCTCAATCTGAAGGCTGTTCTGGACATCATCCTTCTGTAAAATACTGGTTGCATAATGGATTTATTACGATTAATTCCGAAAAAATGTCTAAATCCTTGAA